CAAGCCAAGCCAAGCCAAGCCAACCCTCACCCCCACCCCGTCCGATCCGGCAGATTCTTTTCTATATAGGTACCCCACACGCAAAACCCCAATTTCCAAATAGCTCGACATCTAAAATTTAAAATTTAAAATTTAAAACCCCAATTTCCAAATAGCTCGACATCTAAAATTTAAAATTTAAAACCCAAAATTCCAAATAGCTCGACATCTAAAATTTAAAACCCAGTTTAAATTTAAACCCAAATTTCCAAAACCCACGCGCCATGCTCAGATCACATACATCTTTCAGCACCCCGCCTCCCGTACTACAATCATTTATTTAGAGGGTCGCTCCCATGTCCACATACCTCTCCACCCAAGTCGGGTCGATACCCATGCAGTTTGTCCTTGAATACGCTCAAGGCATTTTCGATCTGCCGTATCTCCTCGATTACCACGGGATCACACACGACGAGTTTCTGGCCATTTCCAAGGACTCCCAGTTCCAAGCCGCCTTTAAGGAGTGCAAAGACCTGTGGAGCTCTGAGATGTCCATCCAAGACCGAGTGGTGCTCAAGAGTGCCGTGTTGACAGAGGACAGCCTCCCAGTCCTTGCCAGCATGATCCTCAATGAGGACAACCCCGTTTCTTCAAGGGTTTCTGCAATACAATTGGCTGCTAAACTGGGTAAAGTGTTTGACAAGGATACAGAAGGTGATGCAAGAGCAATCAGCATCAACATAAATCTTTGACATTCCCCCTCACTTCTAGTACGAGGTCTCTCGCGCATTATGAGCAAGATCGAAGTCAATTACACGTTCAGCCCCATCATGCGGCAGTTGGCTAGGGACGATGAACATCGTGTGCGCATTGCAAAAGGGCCCATCGGGTGCCTTCCGGCGCACACAGACGTGTTCACCCCAGACGGGTGGATCAACATTGCCGAGTGGTCGGGCCAAGACATTGGCGAATTCAACCCGCACACAGGGTCGGTAGAGTTTCGTCAGCCGAAGGCATACATCAACGAGCCATACGACGGTGCGTGGTTCACCTTTCTCGATCATGCTCGCGACTTCTGTATGACGGTCACGCCCAACCATACGATCGTCGGCTTGGACCCCAAGTCCGACGACTGGGTGTCATACCCTGCCAATTTGGTTGCAGAAGGCATTGTGGACGTGTTAGTGCCCATATGTTCTGAACATCTTAGCGACCTCCCTATAGACTCGTACACAAGCGTGGGGGTGCAGGCTAGGCACTACGATCACGACCGTCAATACTGTTTCACAACGACAACAGGCGCGTTTGTCGTCCGCCAGAAGGACACTGTGTTTGTCACGGGCAACAGTGGAAAATCCACTGCCATGTGTGCCGAAACGTTCCGCCGCATGCAAGAAGTCCCTGCGGGAAAGGGCGGCCTCAGATACTCCCAGTTTGCAGTAGTGAGAAACACACTGCAACAGTTGAAAACCACGGTCTTGCCAGTCATTGAGGGCTTATTCGGGCCTCTGTTCCACTATAAAGTCAGCGATTCGGCGCTTATATTCGAGTTCGCAGACGTTCGGAGCACATGGATTCTCCTTCCCTTGGATACCCCACAGAACGTCGAGCGTCTCCTGTCTCTGGAGCTTACAGGCGCTTGGATGAGTGAAGTTAGGGAAATGCCCGTAGAGCTTGTTAAAGACGTGTTTTCTCGCTGTGGGCGGTATCCCTCCATGATGAAGCATGGGGCCGACCCTTCCTGGTACGGTATAGTCGCTGAGACAAACTGTTGGGACGAGGACTCCGGCTGGTATGCAGCCACTCTGGACGAGAATATTTCCCCACTCTGGGCCATCTACAGCCAGCCTGCCGCTGTCGAGGTCGTCGATGACACAGATCCATTGAGTCCGGTCGTGAATGTAGTAGGTGAAAATGCAGAGAACCTCCCGCCGGACTATTACACCGATCTTATCAGAGCCAACGGTGGCATCCACTCCCGATGGGTTAGACAATACATTCTAAACGAAGTGACCGAGTCCCTTGCAGGTGAAGGGGTGTTCTCCAACGCCTACAACCGCAAGTTTCACGAGTACGAGAGCATTTCGCCTGTGCCTGGATCGGCCCTGTGCATCGGACTTGACACGGGTCGCAACCCTGCAGCGGTGCTTGGGCAGGTGGACCCCAACGGGGTGCTGAGGATCTTATGCTCCACCTACCTGTCCAACGTGGGCATGGAGTTCTTTCTAAACGAGCGGCTGTTGCCGTTGCTCCGCAGACCGGAGTACATGGGCCTGCCCACTTATGCCATTGTGGACCCAGCGGGGAACCAGCGCAGCCAGATTGGTGAGGAGTCCGTTACAGCAGCGGTCAATCGCATGGGCATCCCAGCCTTTCCAGCAAGGACCAACAACATTGAACCGAGGCTCAGAGCCGTAGAGGGTTGGCTGTGCAGGCAGATCGGGGGTGAAGCCGCCATTCAGTTCAGCATCGAGGGCAACCCCGACCTGATACGTGGCATGAGAGGGGCCTATCGCTACGAGCGGAAGAAGAAAGACCGCGAGCTTGATGATGTGAAGCCCATGAAGACCCACCCCATAAGCGACGTGTGCGATGCCCTGCAGTACCTGTGTCTAGGGACATCTGAACAGGTTAGAACCGCTATACTAAAACGACTGGCTCCCCCGCCGCCCCCTAAACCCATGCCCATCGGAGCTTGGACCTAATGGCTTTATTGACAGACCCGAACGCTCAGAACGACCAACCCGCCGAATCGGCCAAGACCACTCACTTCACCGAGTCGGTGACCGATGAAGTGGCCAAGATGACGTATGACCAAGTTCATGACTTGGCCATAGACGACCCCAACGAGTTCGATGGCAAGCGCGAGATCGTGCAGTACATCCGCAATCGGTTTCAGGAGTGGAGAAACCACCGATCCTACATTCGATACAACCAGCGGCTGAACGAGTGCCTACGGGCATATAAGGGGGAGTACAGCCCCGAGAAGCTTCTGGACATTCGCATGATGGGCGGGTCCGATGTGTTCGCTCGCATGACCACGGTCAAATGCCGATCCGTCACCGCCCTTCTGTCTGACATCTATCTGGGCGGTGAGCGGTCGTGGGAGTTGTCCCCTACGCCTGCCCCCACAGTGCCCGTGGAGCTGGATGAGAGCATCATTCAGGTGACGCTGGCCGAGGCCAAGCAGGCCGAGCTGATGGGACAGCCTGCTGGGCCTGACATGGTACGCGACCGCATCAAGCAGCTGTACGAGGCAGCGCAAGAGGCGGCCCTGTCCAAGGCAGATGAGGCCGCTAGAGAGGCCACCAAGCAGCTGGACGACATGCTGCAGGAGGGAGGCTTCTATTCGGCCCTACAAGAGTTTTTCGTGGACCTGCCGATCTTTCCCATGGCGATCATCAAAGGCCCCACTGTGGGCAAGGTTCGCAAGGTTAAGTACACAGAGGACGGCAGCCTAGAGCCTCAAGACGTGGACATTCTCAAGTGGAGGCGCATCAACCCCTTCGACTTCTATTACGACCCAGGTGTTCATGACATCGCCCTTGGGGATGTGTTGGAGAAGATGAGAATGAAGCGGTCGCAGTTGGAGGCCATGAAGGGGCTTCCAGGTGTGGACGACGATGCAGTGGACGCAGCCCTGTCCGACCATGAATATGGCTTGGTGGAGTATTGGGACGAGTACGACAACCAAGAGGCATACGAGGAGAACCGAGAAGACCCTGCCACCAACACGTCCCACATGATCATGACAATGGAGTTTCACGGTCGTATCAGGGGCGAGTGGTTGAGAGACTTCGGCTTCAGTAAGAAGCAGGTCAAGGACATCAATAAAGAATATTCCGTAACGGCGTTTCTTGTTGGAGACCACCTGATCAAGGTGATTCTCAACCCTGACAGCAGTGCACGACACCCCTACTACGTGGCCTCTTATGAGCCTGTGCCCAGCTCGGTTGTGGGCAGTTCCCTCACTGAGATCCTGTCAGACTGTCAGAGCGTAGCCAATGCCTGCATGCGGAGCCTTGTTAACAACATGAGCATCTCCAGTGGGCCTATGTACTACGTAAACGAGGACCGCCTGTCGCCCACCACAGATGCCGACAACATCCACCCATGGAAGCGGTGGCGGTTCTACAACGACCCTTCCGGCAACACCGAGCAGCCCATCACATTCTTCCAGCCCAGTTCCAACGCCCAAGAGCTGTTGTCTGTGTACGAGGCCATGATGGTGCAGGCAGACGAGGTGTCGGCCATCCCAAGATACATGGCAGGGCAGAACCCCAAATCGGGCGCAGCCGCCACAGCGTCGGGTCTGTCCATGCTCATGGGCAACGCCAGCAAGACATTGCAGAACGTGGCGCGGAGCATTGACTATAAAATGATCAAGCCCATGCTTCAGCGCATGTACGACATGGTGTTGTTGACCAAAGTGGGGGCTGACCTTCGAGGGGACGAGTCCATTGTCATTCGCGGGGCAACCGTGGCCATGTCGAGGGAGCAGGACCGCATGCGTCAGTTGGAGTTCTTGCAGCTGACCGCCAACCCCATCGACATGCAGATCATCGGCTTGCAGGGTCGAGCGTCCATCCTTCGGTCCATATCTGACGAATTGGGCATGGACAACACCAGCGTGGTGCCCAGTGACGATGAGCTGAAGCGCAAGGAGCAGGAGATGCAGAAGCAGCAGGAAGCCATGCAGCAGCAACAGATGGCGGCGCAAGCACAGGGCTCACAGCCTGCCATGGCGAGAAACCAAGGGTCTAGGGTCCAGAGCAACCAACAAATGCAGCCAGCGGGCGGTTTAGGCGCTCAGGGCATGCAATCACGCACCAGCTAGACTACACTTAGTGTGCCTCCGCCTGTTTCTCCTTGCGGGCGGGGGCCTCGTTTACTAAACTGATTTTTATTTGGAGCCGTATCACATGGCGACTGTATTATCCAGCAAATCCGGCCAGTCCAGCGCAGGCAACCTTCAAAACCCGATGAGCCCTTCAAAGAACGGACCTCAGTCTGATGGTCACTTCAATGATTCCAGCTACTCTGCATCCAAAGGCCCCAACGGCAAATTCGTCGGTGACAACGCCAACCCCAAGACCTACATGACAGGTGGAGTGGGTGGAGAAGGCGGAGCCACCACACACAAGCAAACCCGACGCAGACGGGGATAGTAACGT